CGAACCCACGTGATCAGCTTGGAAGGCTGGAGTTCTACCATTGAACTACACCCGCTTATAGTCGGGGTGACAGGATTCGAACCTGCGACCTCTTGATCCCAAATCAAGCGCTCTAGCCAAGCTGAGCCACACCCCGTAAGTGTTATATGATTTTGTAACTCATAACAAGAATATTCTATCATATTTTGTTATGCTTGTCAATCCTTAAAAGAACTGCGGATGACAGGAGTTGAACCTGCACGTCGTAGACACTAGAACCTAAATCTAGCGCGTCTGCCAATTCCGCCACATCCGCATATAATAACGCATTCATGCGAGTTTTTCATATCTCACGCTAGATTATTTACATCTCATAGCGCTAGATTTCTCGTTGACTGCTTGACTAGTATACCAAGCAAAAAACAAAATGTCAAGCATTTTATTTAACATATTTTAAAATAATATTTAACTTCCATCCATTATACTTATAACCGTGACTTATAAAAAGTGTTCCATCCTTTGCCAAAGACATTGACAGTATAGCATCTTTAAAATCTGCAAAAGATGTAATATAAGATATACTTGTGTTGATTATGTGCGTTGTACTCATCACCATAAACTGTGATCGTGTTCTGACCGCCCTCATGTCAACCAATGCACTGACTGTCGATCCTATTTGAGTCGAATCAGAGGCAATCGATCCACTTTTGGCAACAGATGATAATGTCACAGGTACAACCTTCTGGTAGATCGGCTTGCCATCAATCCAAGTACCGATTTCAATCTCATCTGTTGAATACACCTCACTTGAAGCGCCACCGCCACTGCCACCAGTTCCATCTTTTCCATCCTGTCCGTCTTTACCTTTCAGATTAGGCGTTGTAAATGTACCTGCTGCCGTGGTGATATCCAGTTTATATTGTGTATCTGTGTTTTCGGCATTTTCTACGATCTGTGGCGAAAATCCATCAGCACCATCTTGTCCATCAACCCCATTAGTACCGTCTTTGCCGTTCGTTCCATCCTTACCATTGACACCGTCAATTCCATTCTTACCATCGACTCCATCTTTCCCATTTGTACCATTCGTACCAACAACATTTCCAACGTCTGCACTTGTGCCATCTGTCAGAGATATAATCAGATGCCCTGCACTGTTAATTGATACGCCAGAGATTCCTACACCTGTTGAGCCACTTGGCAGTTGCTTTACGATATCATCAATCTGAGATTTCGTATAGTAATCGGATAAATCTACATTCTCGCCAGATGATCCACCATTCTTTTTAATTTCCTCTTTGATCTTTTCGACCAGATATTGCAAACTCGTCTGATCTAAATATTTATCGCTTGGGCTGTCACTAACTCTCATGGTACTCACCGCCCATCATAACATCAATGTCTGATTTTGAGATTCTGCGTGATCCATAATCAGCAGGCGAATAAACAGTAGGATTCTTGCTTGTAAACATCAGCGAAAAACATGAATATTCCTCTTCTGGCTCTGGGATAGACGCAATCTTATCTCTAAGATTCTGTATTCTCTTTTCGAGATATTTATACGCTTGTGATGTAGTAGTAAACTCTGTAACGGTCTGACGCATGATATCAATGTCGTTACTAACTGCCTCTAAGATATCCAGTGCGGATAATAACATCTGTCTCTGGTCTGTTTCCTTATTATATTCTGCTGTGGCAGATAGTCCATTTTCTAACAAAAATTGCGTATACTGTTCATCGGAAAAGTATTCTTGATTTGACAATTCCATTTTTAATCGATCTAAAATCTGCATAAGTCCTCCTTTCGTTTGCACCAAAAAAGGAACCTAGTTGATTAAACTAAGTTCCCTTTGTGTGTTGGTGTTAGTGTTTAATTAAACTTAAATATCTCTATCTCCTAAAACCAATCTATAATTTCCACTCGGTAAATCATTTGCAACTGTAAATTCTGTCACTCCTGTTTCTCCTGGACGTAAATTTCTAATAGCGCTATCACCAGATTTAACTATAACATTATTTTCATCATATAATTTCCAAACAAATGAACACATATAAGTACCCGATTCTCCATCTGAATCATAAGTTTTCGTTCCAGTAACCTTTACTTTTAGTTGAACTCCATCAAATGTTGATAAATCCTCATATTGACAAGTAATATCTGTTACATTTAATTTAGTATATGTATTACCAAAATAACTTGAATAACATTTTAATGTTGTTGGAAGTTTATTTTCTACTGTAACATGAAAATCTTCTGAATATCCAGTAACATTAAAATATACTATTACTTTTTCTGAATTAATCGAATTGGTGAACTCAACTCTTCCGCTTCCTACTTTTTCTCCTGTTAATTTTAAATATCCAGTTTGACCTTCTTTCCTTACCCATTCACCACTTGCATATCCAACACCATAAATTTTTGCATCAAGTTTTCCGTTTCCATCTCCATAAAATGTTATCGGAATTTCTATATCTTGTCCTCTTTTTACCGTTACATGAGTATTAGGTGTACTCATTCTTGGACTTACTTTTATCCAACAAGAATCACTAACTCCATCTGCTGATGCTGTAATTTCTGCATTTCCTGCCTTTTTACCAACAATTTTTCCGTCGCTAGTTACTGAAACAATTGCTGGGTCACTACTAGTCCATTGAATCTTTTTATTTGTTGCATTGCTTGGATTTTTTTCTATTCCTAATTGTCTTTCTTCTTCAAGATATATATCATTAGCATTTTTTATTTTAATATTATTTAATTTAATTTCTTGATTCTGCGTTGGTGTACTCGGTTTTACAGTATTAGTATTCTGCTGTTTCTTTTTATTCTTTACAATCACTTTACATTTATATTTTTTCTTTCCAATCTTAGCAGTAATCGTTGCATTCCCTGCCTTTTTCGCAACAACTTTCCCCTTCTTAGATACCGTTGCTACTGATTTTTTACTACTTGACCATTTAGGTTTCTTCTTTGTCCCTTTTACCTTTAATGTTTTTGACTTCCCTACATTTAAAGTAATTTTTGTATTGGAAATTTTGATTTTAGATTTCGCACTTACTGATGCCTCATTTCCAATTACACCTGTTACACATATTGCCAATGCAAGCAATAATGCAGTTACTAATTTAGAAACACTTTTTTTCATAATGTCTCCCCCTTTAATAATTAAATCTAATAGTTACATATCTATTATATTCTTTTCAATGAATATATTCAACTTATAAAATATATTTCTTTTATTAAACGTATTCAATTTCGAAAACATCTCATATGCTATTAATATCAAATAATTTAGGAGGAAATATCGTGATTGACTACACACCGTTCTGGGATACTTTAGAAAAATCAAATGAAAATTGGTACACTCTGACCAAGAAACATAAAATATCAAGTGGCACCATGAGCCGACTCAAAAATAATAAAGATATTTCCACTCGTACAATTAACGATTTATGTATGATTCTGCACTGTGATGTTGAAGATATCCTACGCTTCAAACCCTCTGCCGACGACCAATCACTTTAGTAAATCCTTGTATATCTCTGCCTTTTCTTTCATTCTTCTGATCTTTGCTTCTTTATGTCTCTTAATCATGACCTCAATCACTGCGCCTGTTTTATCTACGACAACAGATACCATTGTCATGTATCCTAATAATGTTACAATCTCATGCCCTGGCATTGTTAATAATGTATGTAATAATTCCATATTCGATTCTCCTTATTTGTTTATAAAGATATCGCCACAATCTCTCATACCCTGCACATAAATCTCTCTGCACAGGAGTCGATGATTTGTCGATACCTCACTGATATATTCTTCAAGTTTCTTTGTTTGTTCTTCATTTAAGCAAGATTTTAATTCCTGCAAATGTTCTTCTTCTGTTTTTACTGATTCTGCATAATCCTCGTCTAATAATTTCATGCGCTCTTTAATTTCTTTTATCATCTGTTCTGCAAGATAATTATGCATCATTTCATTATATATTTCTCTTTTCATCTGTTCCATATTTGCCGTACCTCTTTCTTTTTATCCTACTTTATCACACTTAATCCTACTTAGCAATATAATGCACTACCATATGATAAGATACGGTTAAGCGAGGTATGGATATGAAACCATTAAAGAAGAAAGTAAGTATTACATTAGACAGTGATCTGGTTGAAATGATCAAAACGATGGCAGAGGAAGATGATAGATCGTTTAGCCAGTATATTAATATGGTATTGAAAGACCATGTAAGCCGTGAAAACGAAGGGACTACGAGTGAGTAGTCCTTATTTTTTTGCTGTGGGGATTTTTGGTGTTTCCTCGAGACCATATTTGAAAAGAGGGGTAATCGCCTGCAATATCGTCACATTGCACAAATTTTTCTTGTATTTTTGTGCATATTTACCTGCTTATTCTTCGTTAGAGTCCCAATCTAGCGTTGTTTTTGGAAATAATTGGCACAAATATCGACATAAAATTTTGCTTTTATCACTCATTTTAAATTGATTTGAAATACTGATATTTTATCAAATGGATTTTGGAAGATATTTCCAGCGATTCTGGCACAATCTATACGTCTGTCTGTATAACCATCAAAAAACCTAGCAATACTAAGGATTTTTTGCCCATAGAACGGCAAATTTTTTGGATGTATCACTCCCAACTATTTCCAAATTGCGTTCACCCAACATCTGCGTACCCATTTCGAGTACCCAGACGGTACTTGAGACCGACTTATTTTTAAGCCCGTTCCTTATCTTTCTCTACATTACCACTAGCACCATTCTCTTCATCTAACCGTTTCAGTTCTGCCACACTGTCCGTGATCAGATCACTCTTTTCCATCACGCTCTTTCTACTGATCGCACCGAGTTCTCTCATGGCTTTTAAGTTAGACACCATTTCTGTTGTTGCAACTGGCATATTTACGTTATATACGACCTCAACATCATTCGATACCTCAGTACCTTGCATTTTTAAGATCATCTGAAATCTTCTGAACCTTTCTTGAAACCCTTTGTTCAGCCATTTCTTCGTTTCATCTGCATTGATATTCGCCATATGAAAAAGAATCTTCATAGATACTTCACTGATATTTGCAATATTCGTGGAACTACCTAACACACTTGGTATGCAGGCGATATCATTTAACATCTGCTTGATATTGTCAAGATATAACTTAATCGTGTTATAATCCATCGTTGTACTCACAACCTTGTAATCCCCATTATCAAGATTCATTACATATCCTGTTGCATCAGCAGGTATTGTTGATTCAATTCTTTGACCTACAGCCACAGGCATCGGATTCAAACTGTTAATATAGATTGCATCGCCCATCTTACTTAAGATATCCTCTAACTCATCCATGATCGGCTTGATATCAGTTAGAATACTAACACCAAAGTTATAATCAATGTCATTAAAATTATGATAGTGAATTGGCAGACCACACACATTAATCTTGGAATCTTCCATATGTAAGTAACCACCATCATTGTTCCAATTCTCTACATAAGTAGGATAATAAACATTGTAGAATGTGATATTCGTAAAAACATCTGTCCATGTTTCAATGAACGCAATGTAGTTACCACGATCATCGTAAACAGGATAACAGTCCCCACTGTCAAGTACCTTACTTTTAATGATTCCATCTTCTACATAAACAACCTCATAAGCATCACCAAACTTGTTAACTCTGTCCAGAATCTGGTAATCTACTGTCTCATACTGCCCTAATTTATATATTTCATTAAAATTCTTGATCGTATTCTCATTCCCACTAAATGACACCTTCTTGCCAAGTAAGTACGTCGCATGGAATCTCAGTACCGTTTTTGCATAGTTCAGAATTGTTTTTCTGGTAATGAGTTCTTTCCCTTTATAAGCACAGTTCTCTCTTCCAAGTACCTTATGCCTACCTGCGAGATAGTCCCGATTCGCAATACATTTTGTGATTCTATTCACATGATAAGGTTGATTCACTTCCTCAACAAACCATTTGGCAGGATTTTCATACTTGTTTTTATACTCTTCAATCGCCACGTTGTCTCTCCTTTCTGTTCTGTTTCTTCTATATAATATAATATCGTCTAAAATGGATACCATAATCCATTCTTCATTCCTTGAATACAAAGACACAAGCCCATAACCAAGTCATCATGACTGCCACTGATAGCGCCCATACTTCCGTTATCGTTTGCAACGAACACCTTCATCTCTTCGAGCATATCCTTGCTTTTAATTTGGATCAGTCCCTTGTCGAACCATTCACGACAGTCATTTACGATGATAGATTTTGTCTTATTGTTAGTGTCAAATCCGACTCGCCAGATCGTCCTCTGGAACTCATCATATGTCTTATATTTGGTCATGTTCATATAATGTTGTTCATAGCGCAGACGTTCAATCACACTATGCCCACCACTTGCTTTCTCAACCGTCAACAACGCCTTATTATAGTATCTGCCTAAAGCATTTAATACATCTGCGTACTGATACGGTTTAATCTTATTATTTCTAAACTCAGCCACTTGTTGACCTTCTCGATTTAACACAATAGCAGTAGAGTAATCCTGTCCCAATCCTTCGGAGCAATCGACACCAATATAATATTTCTCTCCAATTCGTGGCAACTGCCAGATATGAAATGTCTTGCCAAGATACGGCATTAATATAGCAGGAATACCTGTGACCTGTTTCTTCGCCAACGGCTTAATCTTGTGTTCTACGATTGTAGTAAGTGATGCCGTAATCCTCTTACTATCAAATAACTGTTGCCCTGTAGTCAAGAAACATTCTGTATCTGTTGAAGGATATTCGACTTGGAATGTATCAAGTCCATCTGTAGAGACCTTCTTTCTACGCCACGCAATCTGCGCCAAAGAAGCACCCATCTTTAATAATTCCTGTTCATCTTCGTCAAGTTCCATGTTTTTAATCTTCTGCGACGTTCTTGCCTCATACTCAGCCACGGCTTGTTCATACTGATTAGCAAACAATGATTTTCCATTGATCCAATTAAAAAAGAACGGTTTATATGAATTGTCTCCGTTCTTTGCTTGAATATATAATTCTGAAAATTTATTGAAACCATTTGCCGTAGATTCTATAATAATTCTTCCAGATTCACTAACCGCCTGCGATAATGCGTGTAATTGTTTATCTGCGTTCTTCCAAAAAGCAAACTCTGATAGATGTACGATACCATTCAATGTATCTCCACGACCAATTTCTTTGTTCCCTGCCGTCAAGCAAGTAATCTTACTTCCATTATCAAAGCATAATGCCTGTCTGTTGTTCACGATCAACTTCGGCTTGATGATATCTGGCAATGAGTGATACTGTTGTTTTAATTTGTCGAAGATAGTATTGCAACTTGATTGATTGTGTGACACCAGAAAACAAGTCGTATTCTCGTGTACTACGCACTCTCTGATTGACAGCGCAATGGTAATAGATGAGATACCTAACTGCCTGCTCTTTAAGATAATGTTGTTAGATTGCATATTCTGTACCAATTCCTTTTGCTCATCTGTTAGGATAAATGGCACAAGTTTACCTTCTTTGTCCGCAATCTTGATAAATGATTCGATCCAAGCCACTTTATTTTCATCTTGCCACAGCCAAGCAAGTTTTTGTGCGTTTGTTCTGCTAATCATCATGCACCGCCTTTGAGTGCAGGAATGTTAATACCAGATAGTAGTACATCTAACTCATCTTCGCTATCTTCAAAGAAGTCACTGTTGTGGAAGTTCTCCACATACTTAGCCGCATTGACATCTCCATTCAGCGCCTTGTTCATCATTTTCTGATATATCTGCATCGTATTTAGCGTTCTCATGTTCTTCATATATATTTTAATTGCCTTTTGAGCATCATCTCTGATCAGCCAGTTATTTTCGCAAAATTCTTCTGTTTTATTTGTTCCGTCCTTGCTCTTAAACTGCATATCACATTGGCACAGTTCGTCCCATTTGCATCTTTTTTTCTGGTCTGACAGATACCATTGCACATACTTAGCAATGTGATATGGACAGATTTCCTGCATTTTCTGTAGCAATGTTTTATCTTTACTTTTTGCCATTTGTTTCTCCTTTCCTGTTTGATTTTAAAAGTCCAATAATATCCGATTGCGCAACTTGTTGTGCGATCGAAGGTTAACATTCATGTGAGCGTCAGCGAATCGAATGTTGACCATCTAGGGGTTTGGGGGGTTGTCCCCAACATGATGAGGAAACCTTTACACTCAACAACTTATCTGGCACCATCCGACACACATTTTGTTGTAGGTCGAAACGCCCACTCCTACGGGTGGTCATTTGACCCACACAAAATATATGTCAGATGGATGCCTATTATCATACTAAACACGCAAAAAACGCTTCGCTTATTTTCGCTTCCTGTAATTTGCGACGAGCGCAAATTCCTATTGTGGATTTTTATTTTTTCTTTTTAAAATCGTCGTTTTCTTCAGTATTTATAAGGGTTTTGTGTCATTTTGCGTACGTTTTCGTTACAACCCTATATAGAAGCATCGTAACAATTTCGTACGCAAAATTGCAAAAAGTCCAGTAATATTAACAAAAAACGACGATTCTATACTCTCGCCCTAACTATCGTCCACAATCTAACGTCCTTACTACGACCATCAATTTTTCGTTTTGTTCTTTTCTCATTTATCTTATAAGGTATCCCCATCTGCAATAATCGTTCATTTATCGTCTTTGCGGTTTTAACAATTCGTCTATCTTTGCGAATAGCCAATTCCTGTACGAGTTTATCTTTCTGGGACTTATCACAAAATTCTGTTTTATCACTTGCATATCTATCCAAAGTAACCATGATATTAATGTACTCTGGTTCATAAATCTCATACTTCCATTTTGTTATGTTGCCAAATTTGTCATATTTGTGCGTCCTCTCGAACTTATCAGCAAAATATGAGCAGTATCCATAATCGCTGAGATTTATCATCTTATTGTATAATTCGATATCGCTTTCTTTCTTCTTAAGCATCAATTCATTGACCTTCAAGCAATTATCCTTTTTATCAGTATAGATAATTCCACTTTTATCTACGTTTGCGTTAAATCTTGGATATTCCTTGTAAAATTCTTCTTCACCGTTGAAATCGAGGAACTGTGCAGGCGCAATATCTTTCTTAATCTGTGTAACCATACCACCTAATTGTTGATTTGTTCTTGCACGAATGTAAACATCAATCTTCTCTGAGTATGCGCCATTGTCTTTTCTTCTACCGATACGTCTTCTGCCCATGCACTGGATCAGCGAACCAAAATCACGAATGTCAATCATTACCTCTTTTACATCTTTGTCTTTTATGTTAACTCCTGCATCTAGGCAAGCAGTAGTGATAAGTAGGTTTTCTTCAAATCTCTCATTTTCGAGCATCTGACTCAATTTCTCTTTGTCCATATACTTGGCATAATCTTTATTGCTGTCACTGCAACAAAAGATTGCATGATCTTCGAACTGCTTGTATAACTCGTATGCCTTTTTGGCAGATTCAATAAAGAAGATTGCCTTCGTACCTTTGCAAATTACCTCTTCTGCTTTACGTTTAAATGCGTCCTCTCTGTAAAAGAAGTAGAGTTGATTGATAAATGACCAATTGGTTGGTATCTTGTATTTAAGGGGCTTTATGCCTTCTCTGATGCCTAATTTTTGGGCGTTATCTGTTAAATAATCTCTCATATAGGATTCAATATTTTCGCCTGTTGCACTCATGAAAATCTTTACTGCCGTAGGACATTCCATTATCATGTCATAAGCCACGTCTGTCGTGTCATTAAAGGACGCATCTTCTGTGAAATAATGATATTCGTCTGATACAATGTAACCGTAGTCGTATGGATTAAAGAAGTCCTCTTCTCCGAAGTCATTGTATCTTGACTTGTGCATGGAAAACTTCTGATATGTCACTATATCAATCACATCATCTTTGCCGTCGGCTTCAATTTCCATGACGAACTGATCAACACATTTACGTCTATGTATAAGGAAAAGAATCTTTTGACCCTCTTCCTTTGCAATATCGTATAACGTGTTCTTAATAAAGTATGATTTACCAACGCCTGTGCCTGCCGCAATAATGACAGGTACATCTGGTTCCCATTTCTGAATATCTTCAACTGTAATTAGATCGCTTACTCTTGTATTTTTACTTACTTTTCTTGTATTTGTTGCCATATTTTGTTGCTCTCCTTGTTTGATTATTTAGATAAATACTGTTTGATTGTCTTTTCCAGATTCTCAGATTGTCTAAAAATAAATACATTCTTGTCTGGACATTTCTCATTACGTTCCATTTTTTTCAAGATGAACCCTTGCATCATAAGGTATCCTGCAAGTGCTTGATTGAATATAATCTTGTTATCTGTTTTTGTTTTGTTCATGTGTTTGTTCTCCTTGTTTTGTATTTGTTTAGTTTAGTAGTTGACAAACTGTCGATTACTGAATATTAATTAGTAGTTTCTTGACTTAAATTTTTGCTACCACTATTGTTGGTAGGTAATACTTTAGTCCGTTAAATTGTATGACCAAAATTTTTGGTAGGAAGATTGTTCATACCTAAAACTTTAGTCCTCTAAACTGTCGATTACTGACCTAAGTTTGACCCGCTAACATTATTAGCGGTTAAGATTTTGAGTGCTAACATTATTAGCACCTAAATTCTTGGTACAAAGATTGTTTGTGCCTAAATTTTGTCTACGAACATTATTCGTGGTCAAAATTTTAATTATGCGAATAATTCTTTTTTCAATGCTATTCTTTCTTCTCTTGCTATATTAAGCAAGTCCTCTTTTAATTCTTCCGTACCGTCAAAGAGAAATATTGTTTTGATTTTGTTTTTTCTATCTGGGCGCACTTGTGTAATATGGTGACCTCTGCGCAATAATTCATTCGTTAGATCACCATTATGTATTACAATTCTTCCGTCACTTGTATATTCCATTATTCCTTTACCTCGATTGAATAGTTTAGTAAATTTGTCTTAGTAAGCGCATAGCAGTATGGCTCTTGTGGGATTATCTCATCATATCTCTTCGCCCTTTTACCATAAATATCTTTGACAACGTCAATAAAATATTTATCTGGATAAAACTTATCCTGTGGCAATTCAATGTGAAGATTTGTGTCAGTATCCCATAGAAGAATATCATTGATTGCATCAATATCAATCTTTGTGATTACATGACCTTTTTTCAATGTAATCTTCTCTCTGAGACGGTATTTGTCTTGGATTGCGTAAAATTCTTCCTTTTCGTGCCGTTCGATGCAATGATAAAATTCTGGTAAATCCAATACATCTACCAGATAATGCTTGATGTATTGTCTGTATCTTGAACTGTAATATCCCAAAAATGCGCTGTCGATTGCGAGCAACATCATCATTGCTTCATCTGTCAAACCTTCTTTTTGTAAACCGTACAATGACCAAAGTAGTAATACTGTTGACCCTGCATATTTCTTTGTATAATTTTGTCGTGTGATATTCTCCATAAGATTTGGATTAATAGATTCTTCGTTTTTGTAATCAATATTTGAAAATCTTGTGATATGATTATCGAAACATTTGCCTTTGTGCAATGCCAGATCGACGCCAATTCCTTCTGACTGTGTGGCGTTCTTTGTCTTTCCTTTGAGGTCTTGTCCCTCATGTCCTTTTACTTTCTTCTTTAATAAAAATATTTCTTCAACACTCCATCCCATTATTTGCTTTAAGATTGCGCAAGATAATAATGAGTCAATGTCATCTGTCAATATCGTATGATATTTATTTGTTTTGTCTTTGTACCATGTAGGTACATTATTTGTTGCTTTCTTCGTCATAATAATCACCAATTGGTGGATAAGATGAACTAACACCTTGTCCTTCCAATTGATAATCAATGACTGCGAAAGCGAATAAGAATAAATCCATCTTATTCACCTTCCCTTCTCCATTTGTTAAATTCTGGTTGCTTGTTTCCGAGTTTCATCAACTATAATTAAAATCATTGAAACTAAAATACTTTTACGCCATGCCCCATGTCGGGGCACAGCAGTTATTTTTTAACCGAGTTATTTTTAACGCGGGCTTTTTTGCTTGTTTTCTCTTGCGGTTTTAACAAACCGTAACAGCAGTTTAGCCAGTCATGATACATCTTCTCAGTTGGGATCACTTCACATCTTTCGATGCCTTTAATCCATCTGGTCGAACAGCCGAGACACTCAGCCATGTACTTTTGAGTTAAATTGTGATAAATTCTTAAAAATTTTAAACGATCTCCGCCAAGCATCTCTTTGCTCCTTTCATTTATTCACTTACTGTTGGAGTGACAGTTGATCCTGCCACAACTACACCGCTATCATCAATTAATGCAACTGCATAATACTCAGAGCAATATACAGTAGTAGTTCTTGTAGATGCATCTCTAGCAGGTTCAACGAATGGATTCTCTTTTGGAATTAAACCAATAGATTCCTTTTTAATAGTAAGGATATAACCCTCATGTTTTGCTGTATCGTATAAACGATCAGTTACTAACACTGGAATTCCTCTAAAGTAACCTAACAGATTGTTTTGCATAACACCTGTGCCATCTGTAGTGAATGTTTTTGTCTTATCAACAAAGCCATCCATCTTAAGGAAAGATGGAACAAAAGCGCTATGAATATAGATTCCTGCAAAATCTTCTGCATTGGCATCATCTCCATAAAGACCTAAGATAGCATTCATCTCATCAAATGTAATCTGATGTTTTGTTGCAATCTGACTTTTTAAAGGTGTTGTCAGCGCAACATTAATGCAATCTGTATCCAGTTTTCTGGCAAGAGAGATTGCCTGCTGTTTTGCGGCTTCATCAAGTGCGTTACCGAATTCAACTGCGTCATCGTAGTCATTAACGGATACCGCAGGAGCGGCTACCATCTTAATAGTTGCCTGTGTTGATGTCTGTTTCAACGCTGTCTTGTCCATTGCAGTACCAACTGTAATGTCTTTTGCGTCACCGATGTACGCCCATTTTGGCATAGATACAGTTTCGCCAGGTTTACCAACTAAAGATTTAACAACCTTAGCGCACTGAGAGATAACTACCTTTCCTTCGATTTTTTCTCTGACTAATTCCGCATAAACGTCTGGAATAATCATGTTCTTATTTACTGCATTTGTAGAATTGTTTACAATATTTGCCATTATGTTTCCTCCTTAATTATTTGTTAATTTGTGTTTTGATGTCTGAAACATCTTCTCTGATTTCATCTAAGTCATCCTTATAAGATGTAAGCACCTGCACGAATTCTGCATTAGTAGCAGATAATTTTTCGTTCTGTTCCTGTGCTTTCGAGATGACCGAATATAATTTTTCTTCTCTGGTTTCGTTCTGTGACTGCGATTTTTCCCAAAGTTTCCAAATAAAAAAAGCCATGGCAATTACCATGACGATCGGAAATCCTAACTGACTAATCGCAGTTTGAAGTACATTGTAATCCACTCCTTTGTCCTTTCCGAAAACCGTATATTAGCCGAGCGCAAAAGTTCCCTCGGCTTAACGAGCGCAAAAGTTCCGTGGTTTCCCCAGATGTGTGGAATTATCTGGCTAACGCTTTATATAGTTCAGGATTGTCTTGAAACAACTGTGCCTTTTCACCGTAGGACATCTTTTTGAAGTCGGATTTGCTAACGGCTTGCTGTTTACCATGATTGGTGGGTTTGTTCCCATTGTTTAACAGATAACCATTGATTGCTACACTCACGGCTTCTAATCCTGCGTCTACATCTTCGCCAAGATTCAGATACTGTCCTAACTCTGTTGGTAAGCCAAGGTCATTAAGTTTAGTAGATAATTCTGCTTGACGTTCCTTTGCGAGCAGTTTCTCTTCCCTTGCTTCGAGTTCTTTCACACGATTCTCAAATTGAATTTCTGCATCTGATTTCTGCGCAGGTTTGTATTGATTTAGTTCCTCTTTCACTGTTCTGAGTTCGTTTGAATATTTTGTTCTAATCTTATCGCCCTCAGATTGAAGAATCTGTTGTACGCCTGCAAGTTGCTCTTCAGATAAATTTAATGTTTCTAGTTCCATGTTTCACGTCCTTTCCAGTTGCCCACATATAGCCCTGCAATAGCAGTTCCATCTGTTGCCCCTGTAATGATGTTGTTAATTTGTTGTATCAAAAAAAGACCTATCGCATTTGATAGATCATTTTCTTCCTTATATAATATAATTGTGTCTAACGTCGCAGATTACGACCTTAAAATTTATGAGGTAACGAATCGTTACCCTATGATTTCTAATATGGCATTTTGCCACCTTAGGGGTTTAAAGGTTACCGATCTAGTACCCCTTGGGACATAGTAAAGGGAGTATCTGTTATGACACCCCCTGCTATATCTGTATATACATTTGAATTAAATAACGAACAATTTTATGTCGAGGGTATATGCGCCCCCTTATACACACATTTCAATTTTCATTTTGTGCCGTAAATACGGGACTTGTAAATAATTTCCATTTTTTCAAAGTCGCTAAAACACTAGGTTTTTAGCCAAATTTTGATTTGTCCACGTTGGCAAAAGCAAAAGTTCAATTTGCTTAAATTACTAATATATCGTCCCCCATATACACACATTTCATGTTCCGTATATACGGAACATTTCTGACCAATATCAAATGCTAACATTCTTTGATCCTCAAAATACCTTCTCCATATACACACATTTCGTATTCTGGATTTCCAGTACATTTGAAAATTAACAAAAATTTCGTTCTGGATATTCAGTACATTTTTTTCGATTTGATTTGTCCACGTTTATTAATATATGCTTCTCCATATACACACATTTCACCAACCGTTTTTTTCGGTTGTTCGTCATTTTTAAAAAAATATTTAACCGAAAAAAACGGTTGTTTTTTGACAAATATCAAAAGTTCAATTTCTGCATTTTGCCTTCTTAGGGGATACCCCCTCTTCCATATAGTGACTTTTGATGTTCCGAAAAACTCAGTACATGTAAATAATTCCCAGTCCCAAAAACCGCTAAAATACTAGGTTTCTGGACAACGCTTGATAGCGTTACATTGTTCTCCCTATACCGCCACTTAGCACGTCGCCCGTAAATGGCTATTTTACTGAGTTTTTTGATGGTTTCTGAGAGGTAACTGAGAAGTTTTTGGACGTTTTTTTACCAAAATTCATGTTCTCCCTATTGTTGTACTTAACAAATCTTTAAAAACCCTTGTAAAATAAGGACTTTGTTATTTTATTTTTGCAGCAAGGGAGAAGTTTTTTGACTCTTTTTTACTATTCTACTACCATCTCTCCTATAGTTCCACTTAACTGATCGTCAAAATATGGCTTAAAATCTGGATTTGGTAACTGTATTTTTAAGGCAAGGGGGATAATTTTGGATTGATTTTTACTAAAACATTCTTGTCCTTCCTATAGTTCCACTTAATGAATCATCTAAAAATGACTTAAAATAAGGACTTTGTGATTATATTTTGAAATAAAGTCGACGATTTTTGACCGATTTTGTCTAAAACATTCTTGTCTCCCCTATATGTCCACGAAGCACAACCGCTAAAACTCTTATAAATACTGCATTTAAAGCACGTATTTTTTTTAAAGGGGAAGATTTTGGGCTGATTTTTACTAAGATTATCCTGCCATCTATATGTATCCCTATTACAACAAGATTGGCAAGTCCCGAACACCGCATAAACACTGGGTTTGAGCGGTGTCGAAAAATAAAAGGGGGAACTTTTTTGCCGTTTTTTCTCTAAAATTGTTCTTCCTATACGTCCACGAAATTGATTCTTTAAATACCGCATAAACACTATGTTTAAGCGGTATTTAAAATTTAAAGGAAGATAATTTTCGCCACTTTTTTACCAAAAATCTGAACCATTGCAAATCTGCATAGGTTGAATTTACAACAACCCTAAAAAGGGTCATTGCAACCGTCCTCGTTCTGAGGACACTTAAATCAAGGACTCCACAGTAACGTCCTTAGTTGCTTCTAGTTTCTTGGCAGTGTGATACACTCTAAGCGTAAATTTCTTTCCAATCGCACCATTATCTGTTGTCTTTAGGGTTAAAGTATTGGCAGTTGTGTCAAATTTCTCTGTTACAAATGTGAATGAATAGTCGCTAGTAATCTCATACTGCAAGCCATCCAGATGTTCTTTGACACCATCATTCTTAGTGACGAACGTAAATACTATGTCTTTATTTGTATACATTTTACTGTATCTACTCGTAATTGATAACGTCCATGGATTAACCTCTGGTTCGCTCTCAGTTACCGTGATTTCGTCCGTTGTGACTTCTACGTCGTGTTCTGTCCATCTGGCAGTAAATTTCACTATACCTGCCTTGATAAAGGTAACTGTGCCGTCCTGTGCGATTGTCGCTACATCATTATTTGATGATAGCCATTCAATAGTAGGATTAAATACTATTTGGTCATTCATATATGCAGTTGTTTCTAGTTTGGTAACACCTATTCCCGATTCGGGACTGGAAGGAATCTGGTATGCCTTGTTGTAAGCACCTAATACGAGGCGATAGTTAATCGTTGGCTGTTCATCTGCTGTACGCTCGCAGTATAAATGGCAGATGCCATTCTTGGACATAATGTTTTTTATTTTATACGTACCGCCATACTCGTTAAATGTTCCACCTATTGTTAAGCGTTTAGAGTCACTATTGTCCTCTAAAATCAATTCTAGATCGCCAGACAACAAAATCATCGTGCCGTCACTCGCAGACGAAATTGAGGTCGTTTTTAGGCAAATTATCCTAAGTCCAGTGACGGTTCCAGTATTAAGATTTAAGATACCGTCTGTCTGCTGTACTGCCGACTTGTAGTATACGTCATTTTCGGCTGTTTCCTTGTTTAAGGCAATGTAGTAGTTACCTTTATACTTTAAAAGCGTTCCTACGCCCACAGGAGCGTCTATTTGATAGTATATAATGGAAGTGTCTCTATCCTCTAAGCCATCGTTATTCTTGCGAAAGACAACCTTAAAATCCTGCGCCTGTGTCACGGCTGTCATAGTTTTTCCTTCTCGCTGTAGTGTTCTGTCAAAACTTCTTTGTAGTGTGTCCAAATGATCACCGTCCTTTCCTCATTGAGATGTGAGTACCTTCATGTTCATGGTTCTTTATAGTATCTAGTGGATTGAATCTTTCAAAGTCAATCTGTAAATCATTTCCAAATAATGTAACATATTCTTTTGTCATGTCTAGGGTAGAGTGTCCCATAATCTTTTGCAGTCGGAATATATCGCCACCGTTGATGATCCAATGCTTGGCGAAGGTATGCCGAAATAAATGGCATGATGTTTTGTTCACATTGTGTTTTATATTGTAGTTATGCACTAACTGTTGATATGTTCTCACGGCTGACTGCTTGCCATAATCATTGCAGAAGAGGTAATCTTCTGGTTCTCCGCCACGAATTTCCAAGTATTCCTGCAAGATAGCAGATAAGGATTCAGAGAGAGGGATTACCTGTTGCTTACGGTTCTTGGTCTTGCGTAGCACGATAAAACCACTTGAGAAATCAATATCACAGATTCTTACGTTTAATGCCGTACGGATACGGTTTGCTGTTGCAAGTAAGTAGTTCTCGAATACCCACGTTTTGTACTCGGCAAATGTGCATTTACGTAGATTTGGTTTTTCTAAGAGTCGTTCTAATTCTTCATCTGAGTAAGTTTGCTTGATTGGTTTTTCGATTTTGCACAATTGAATTTTAAAAGATTCCATGTAACCACAGTCCATACAGTAGTACAAAAACGCTCTGAGAGTTCTAAGATAAGTGTTGATTGTAACATCTTTGATTCGTACATCATCACGAAGCCATAGGACATAGTCGTCAATAGTTTCCTCTGTGATTGTATGCACTCGTTTTCTTGGATCACAAAAATCAAAAAATCTTTTATTGATTTGCTTGTAAGATAAGATTGTTTTGTCTGATAAGTTTCTGACTTTGCATTTTTTTAAATACATTTCAAATGCTTGGTTAAGAGTTAGATTTGTTGGATTTGACATCTTTATTTTTTGCATAGATTCCCTGCCTTTCGTAGCACTTGACTAGATCAAGATTAAACGAAAAATCTAGCGAAAAACAAAAAAGCGATTCAGAGACAAAAACTCTCTAAACCGCATGAATACGTACTTTTTCGAATGTTCGAATTGATCACTAGAACCTAAATCTAGCGCGTCTGCCAATTCCGCCACATCCGCATATTGCAAAACAACAAGCATTTGTTTTCTTGTTGACTGCTTGAATAGTATATCAAGTATTGGTATTCCTGTCAAGTATTTTTATACAAAAATAGCTGTGTCTACTTAATTCCCGCAGATACAGCCATTTTTGTGTTTTTAGTACTGGTTCTTACTTTGTTTTTGCCGATTTTACATTCAGCCATTTTGAATAGACATTTTTGAATCCAACTTTCTTATAGGTACGAATGCGTACATAATATTTCTTCTTTGCTTTGTTAATTTAATGATAGCATATTTCCATACATCAAAAAAGAGACATGATCCTAGATCTCTCTAAAATCATATCTCTTACAACAATGAGCGTGCGGGGATTCGAACCCCGGACAACTTGATTAAAAGTCAAGTGCTCTA